CTAAAGTTTCTTGTTTCAAAGCTAGTGCATCGAATACAGCGTCTTCAGAAGGTGCAGTTGTAGTAACTCCATTTGTAATCGTTTGAGTTACAATAGTTGCTTTTAATTGCGTTCCTGTTAATTTTCTAGGATAGAATATACCACCTGAATAGTAACCCGTGTAAAAAATATCGTTCGCCCCAAATGTACTATTTGGGTATGCAGTCATTAAACTTACTTTTTGGTCTGACATTGCTTTTCAAGTTTCATTATATACTCTTCTAATTTCTTTTCGTTTGCCTTTTTAGGCTTGTATTTTCCTCTTTTTATAGTACCCATCCTCCAAAACTTCCAACGTTACTACTAGGTGTTTGATCCGCATCTGTATTAGTTGACCATTCAGGAAAAGAACCATAGTTAAACGCCATGTAATTACTAAATTTAGTTGAATAACTTTGTGCAAATCCTTTGTGTTTTGCGCTTAAACTATCAATTTCTTCTTTTGCTACCGTTTCAGCGTTCTCGCTAGTTGGTTTATTTACTCCTTTGTTAGAAGCGCTGTAAGAAGCAAACGGTAAATAGTGTGCAATTGACCAATGAATAAGAATTGGCTTGATATAATCGTTCACTAAAGCTAAATAAGGATTTGCAAGTGTACCCGCAACAATGTCATTATTGATTTTATTATATAAGTCCGTACCTAATAATGGAACTATATTTAAATCTTGTGCTAATTTGACAAATTGAAGTATTTTATCTTCATCTAATTGCCCACTTAAGAAAGTGTATTTTAGTAAGTCCTCACGGCTTATGAATAATGCTTGGCTCATGATTAATTAAATCTAGGGTTAGTTGGTAAAAATCCATTGTAAGGCATATCAACAGGTTTCTGATAAACCTTGCTGTTGTTTGCAGGAACTATAAAACCATCCTTTCTTGCTTCGCTTGGTGTTACAGTTTTTGCAAGTGGTGAACTTAAATCAGTTCCTTTTTTACGGTAAGTTTCTCTAGTCCAAAAATGATGGCAATTTCCTCCATTTTTATACAAGAACCTGTCAAAAGTTAAAGCCCCATTAGGTCCCCATCCTTTAGTTTCGCCATCTTTATTTGTGTAACCATCTTCTAAGTAAGTATTACTCATTACTTCAATATCTTCTTTTCGATATAGTTTGTTTTCTGATAGCATTGTTTTGCATAACGGTCTTGATTCATCTGTTGCCGTTCCTGAAAATCTATAACGAACTAAAAACAATTCAGAATCCTGTTCACTTTTACGCTTTGGATAAGCCGTTCCACTCTTTACTAAATTGATTATTTTCTGTAAAGTAGTAGGTTCGTTTAACGCTTTGATTTGATTGTCTAAATCCGTTTCATGTTCGTAAATAACAACCCTAGAATCTACTAACTCATAACCTTCAATTTCATCTACTTCTTTTGATAAAGTAGTGTTTGCTTGTGGTGTTGGATTAAGCCCTACTAATTGTCTAATTTCGTCAGCAGTCATTGATTCAAGAACCTTGTTTGCAACCAAAGGAGAAAGTGAATTAATACTATCAACTACTTTTGTAGCTGAAACAGAAATATCACCTATCACTTCATCTTCAAACACTTTCTTTCTTTCAAAGTATAAATCCATGAAAATCTGATTTATTGCTAAGATTTTATTTATAGCATCTATTACAGTTTCTTGCTTAGATTTAATAACCGTATTCATCATGTATAAAGAAGCCGTTTCAATCTCATCACCGTTGTTTGAGAATCCTTGCCCATCTTTACCAATTCCGATAAGCATTGAACTTATAACATTGTGAGCCGCTAGTATTTTTTCTTGTGCTTCTTGTGCTAAATAAGAATAGTGTGTTGGTGCATCTGATAAAGGTATATCTTGAATTTCAACATTTTGCTCTTTATTGTCATTGAATGAAACAATTAAAACATCACCATTTGAACCCGTGAATTTATCCTTTACTCTTTGTGCTTCTGATTGTGCTTTAATAGGATCTAAAATTGCACCCGTATTAAAGTTTAATACTTTAGTTCCTGAGAATCCGTTTGAAACATCATTAACTAGGTATTCAGATATTTTCTCTTCTAATAAGCAATAATCTAAAGCACCCTCATAATCAACAGAATTAAAGTATTTACGTCCTGGAGTATAATCCCCAAATACTACTAATTCAATATTCTCTTTTTTTGTATCTGTTAAACATGGAATATATCTAGGTTTAAATTCTCTAGGCTTGTCCCAATTATCAGAATACCAATAGCCTTCAATTACACCTTCTGAATTGCACTTTTGAGGCAATAGATTTTCTCTAGGAATATGTTGAACTTCTGCAATAGATTTTCCATCCTTTGACCAAATAACTTGAAACGCTCCACTACCTAAACCTTTGTAATCCCAAATAACATTTTTTAAAGTATTTTTTGTGAATAGCTTTTTAATTGCCACAACTCCCAAAGGATTCTTATCAGGGCTTTTAGCTTTCAATCCGTTACCGTAAATCAACTTTGTAATGTTGTTTATTGCAGCGTTGTTAGTAGTTGAATTTCTATAACGATCAATCAACCATTTATAGTATTGAGAAACTTTTCCCGTTTTAGCATCTTTATAATTATAAGATACCCAATCTTCGCTTACTTTCTCAATTATGATAGGCTGCGTGTATTGGCTTAATTTTATTATTTCAGTACTCATAGTATTATAAAATCATTATTTGATGTATGTTGTACATAAGTACCATCGTTAATAGAATAGTCGCTAATTGTTTGATTAGTACAAAATATCTTACCCCTAAAAACCTCCGTAGTGCCATTTAAAACAGTCAGCGTATAATTACGACCTTCAACCAAATTAACTATCTTAGAAATCACTAAATAGTATCTATCAGTTGTGGGTGTAATTGCATAGGTTACAGAAATTCCAGAACTTTTGTCTTTTATAACCATAGAAGTTGCACCTAAATAACTAGGTATAATTTTAAACGTTTGAGATAAAGCACTTTCTTGTAATATCATACTGTTATTATAACGAAAAAGCCCCCTATTGTTTCAAAATAGAGGGCTTTAAAATTGGTTATTAGGTTATTATGCTCCTACTGTAATAGTAACACCCGCAGTAGTTAATAAAGCATCTGTTGTAGCTTCAAAGAAGTTAGCAGCGACAGGCTCCATCCCTGACATTTCAATTGTATAACCTGACATATCAGAGAAAGCAGCACCATTTACAACAGTACCACCCGTTACATCAACTCCGAATTTTTTACCCATTAAAAAGTAATTGTCGTTATTATCTTTAATGATAACTTGTAATTGATTCCAACACATTAACTTCAATTCTTTGTGCATTTCTAAAGTCAATTTAGGTAAAGAAACAATCAATTTTTGCTCGAATGAAGTAATACCTGTTTCAATAGAAGACACCGTATTTTGATTAAAAGAACTTGTTGCTCCTTTCACTTCGTATTTGAACGCTGCAGGAGTTCCTGTAACCGCCTCAATTACATCCACATTTGTAGCATCCATAGTGAATCCCGTTGCATCTCCTAATATCATGAAGTACACCGCTTGTAAACCTCCGATACTATTCTTAAAAGGCAGCTTTCTGCCTAATGTTAATTCGTTTGCCATTATATTTTAGTTTAAAAAAAGGGGAGCGAGTTAGCCCCTACCCCCCTCTCTGAGTTATTTAATAATTATCTTATCCTCCGTAAAGAACTCCTGTTGTAGCTTGTCCAACGTTAGCAGCTAAAGTATAGATAGAACGTACAAATTGAGTGTCGCCATCGTTTACTAATTTACCAACTTCAAAACGGTTAACATCGTCTAACAAGTCAGTATTCCAAGAAATAGCCTCTTTGATTTGACAGTAAGCCATCAAGTTGTTAGGAGTAGGAACGAAAAGAACCTCAACACCGTTGTAGTAACATTTCTCAGATGGTCCTGCACCTTCGAATAAGAAGTTAATTTGTTGTGCTGCACCTACTGCATTGTTAGCAATCTTCATTAATTGCTTCCATGCTCTTGGAGCGTATAATTTCAAGTTAACATCTGTTGAAGCTAAATTTTGAGCAGGAATTGCAGCGTAAATCAAAGCACATTGTGCAGCGATATTCGAACTTGTTACAGTTGTTCCTGTTACTTTGATATACTGACCAACTGCACCGTTATCATAAAGTACTTTTGCAAATACACCGTCAACCAATCCAGCAGTCAAAGCAGCAACAGCCGTTTGAGTAGCAGCTGTAATAGCTAATTGACCTGCTCCTGGAGTTAATGCAGCAATAGCCACTTTTGTTGCAGCTGTAATACCACCCCAAAAGATAGACTCAGCATCAGCAGATACTTTAGGACCTACCATTGCAAGAACAGTTGATGCAAACTCATCAGATTCAATATTCCATGCACCAGGAGCCATTGAACGATTGTAACGAGCAGAACGTAAAGACTCTTGTAAGAATGTTTGCTTGTACTCTAATTTTGTTGGTGTAATTGTACGGTCAGTTGTTGTTAACGTTCCTGAAGAAGATAACGCTGCACCTGTGTATAATTGTGCAGTAACTGATACTGATGCTTCAGTAAAAATCGTACCTGCTTTAATATCAGTATTGAAAGTTACATAACCGTCACTGATTGTTTTGTTTGCAAATAGAACCTCTTCTAAGATTGGTTCAACTGCCGCGCCTCTAATGTCTACTACTGTAGCTGAAATTGCCATAATTTACTTGTTTTAATTTGTTAGTTTTTTACTGCTCTGAAACGCTCTAAAGGAGTCATTTCGTTAAATGGTTTTCTGTTTTCTGGGTTTGGCACGATTGCCTTTTCAGAAGGTTCTTTTGCTAATTCAATAGCCTCTGTTCTCAAGGTTTCAATTTCAGATTTCAAAGCGACAATTTCCGCTTTCATTTCTTCATTCATTGAAAAGAATGATTCCTTTACAATTGATTCAACAATCTTCTTAGCTTGTCCTTCAATGTTTGGAGTTTCTACTTTTGGCTCTGTTGACATTTCAGGTTCTGCAACCTCCTCAACAGGAGTAACCGTTGCAATGATACCTTCAACTTCAACTGTTACAACCGTACCATCTTCTAATGTATAAGTTCCAATAGGTAGAACTTCAACACCGTCAGGAGTACGAATCCCAATAGAAAAACCAACCTCAAAAGATTCAGCCTCAAGAACCGCAGAGCCATCTTGCAAACTCATAGACGCTAGTTTTACTTCTATTCCTAGAAGCACCTTAACGCTTTTTAAAATTTCTTGTGCATTCATATTTTAGTTGTTTTTATATTTAACGTTTATTTAGTTTGTTGTTTCGTTTTCAGATAATAACGATATTAATTTAGCAAGTGTTTGTTCATCTTCTGAAAGTTCAGCAGTCATTCCGTAGCGACCTTCAATTGAGAACCCTTTATAAGTACCTTTTTCTATTTCGCTCCAAATTTGATCGTTGTATATTTTCATCTTTACAATCCAAGCCCCTTTTGTTGCTCCTAAATTATAGATGTTGCTTTTATCCATTTCAGGGTTTTCAACTATCCAACTTTCTACAACTGTTGCCCCTTCAATTTTTCTTTCATGCCCTACCGTTACTTCATTTGCATTTAGGTTTTTTAAGAACAATTGAGAAGTTAATTCTATTGTTTCTTCACTAAAGAATATTTCTACTTCTTCTGTAATACCCGTGTCTTTATTTTTGATACGTCTAGGAATACGTTTCTCAGGAGTCATTGCAATACCTAAAACCGTTCTTTTAGATTCATCAATTATCTTTAACTCAATAACCTCCTCTGAAAGCATTATAAAATTCTCCTCCATTGCAGGGTGTTCTACAAGTGAAATAGCGAACACGCCGCCGTTCACCATATCTTCAATTAACATTTCTTTTTCCATGATTATAATTTATTTCTGTTTATTCTATTTCTATCTAAAGCCTGTTGACTTGTAACATCACCACCTACAACATATGCTTTCATTGTTTGCATACCCTGTAATATTTGATTAGTTCCTGAATTACCTACTATATTAAAGTTAGGTGTTGAACTTGTCGCACCAGTTGAATTAGCACCAATTGAACCACCACCACTAGATGAACCTCCACCGCCTGAAGTAGCACCCCCACCGAATTGAGTTTTAGCAATCATAGCCACTTTAGCCAAACCACTAGCAACAGCAATACCCGCCGCAATAGCAGCACGAACAGGAGCATCAGGACTTGGTATTGTCATTTGAGAAGCATATGCACTTTGAGCAGCTTGATAAGTTGATATTGTAGCTTGTGCAATAGAAGTAGCTTTGTTAATGTTAAACGCTCTTTTTTGTTGTGCTTCTGATTTACCTGCAAACGCATTAGCAAGTTCACCAATAACGCCAAACGCATCCGAAGCCATTTGTATCTTTGCATCCCTAACTTGTTTCTCTAAAGCGTTCTTTTTTTCTAATGCTATTCGAGCCGCTTCAATGTCTTTATCTAAAGCATCTTGATAGGCTTGATTATTTAAATTTAAATACTCTTTATTAACAGCTAACTCTTCTGCTTTTTTAGTCTTTAATTTTCCTACTTCAACTTTAGATTCTACTTTCGGTTTATCTTTTGCATTTTCTTTTTCAACTCGGTTAAGTTCAATTTGTGCAATAGTCAATTCTGCAACAGCATCTTTACTAGCTACAATTTCAGCAGTCTTTGCGTAAAGTAGTTTATTCGTTTCAAATACTTGCTTATCATTTTGTTTATCAAATACTAAAGCCTGTTTTTTAAGGTCTGCAATTTTGTTTAATGCTTGTGTACGTCCTATATCAGTTAAACTATTTGCATAATCTAATTGAGCCGATTGTATTTGCTGAATTATTAAAGCCTTTGTTTGGTCTTCAATAGCTTTTAATTTCGCTATAACAGATTTTAAAGCCCTTGTTTCTGCTCTGTCTTGTTCAATTGCAATATTTAACTGTTGAATCTTTTGTGCATTGATTTCCTTTTGTACTTTCGTTGCATCTTCACCCATTGCAATACGCCTTTTTGCCTCTTGGTCAAGGTTCTTTAATAATGTTTCAGTTGCTTTGTTTTGTATCTTACCTTGTTTTTC